AGAGTCATAAAGAAAAAGGTTTTATATCCAAAGGATCCCGAGACCGGGAAGATAGATACAAAAGCCAAACCAATTCGTCGAACCGAAAAAATACGACAAACTTATAAAACTGATGCCTCTCCGTTCGCACCAACAACGACTTATATTCCAGATAAGAAAGGTAAGGCTGTTGAAGTGCCTGGAAGGATGGATAGCCTAGAGGCTAGAAAGAGAAGAAGAACATCCATCATAGGAACAGTCAAAGGTGCCGTCAAAAAACGATTGGATCCTGTAGTAAGAACTATGGGTTACAGCGGCATTGGTTCTGCTGTCGGGAGAGTTGGAGGACAACTCTTAGGAACCGCTCTCGCAAACCTTCGAGGTCAAGCCGCAGACAAATTTATGGACAACATGAATTTAAATGTTCAGTATGATAGAGGACCAGAGATTGGTGCGAGTGGAACTCGGACCAGAAGACAACAAGGGAAACAACAGATGGATGCGGGTATAAGACAAGTCGGATTTGGTGAAGTTGACAAAGATGGAAAATACAAGCCGGGTATCTTCACCGCTCCTTTTGCTAAGTCTGTGGAGGCAGCAAGACAGCGAATTAAGAAAGCAACATATGGGACTAAAAAAGGAAAAACAGGAACAAGAAAATATCGTGGTCAAACAATGGACAGAGTTGCATCTAGACTCGGCACTATTTTTGGACAAGCGATTGCTGCGAAAGGAACAGATCCTCTGAAAACAGGGAAAACGAAAAAAGGAACAAGAGACACAGAACCTTTTGGTTATGATTGATTTTTGAAAATTTTTAATTAGAATGGGTAGTTATGAAAAGAAAAACATTTGAACATGCTGATGATTATAATTTAGATGATCTGAACATGATAACTAATTTAAAGACAAAGACTACCGAAAAAGGTAGAGTCTATCTTGCCGATGGTATCCAACTTCCCAGTGTTACAACGGTGGTTGGATTCGAGAAAGCGGCTTTCTTCGCAAAGTGGAGAGCAGACAACCCCAAAGAGGCAAGACGAGTCACTGTGCGTGGAAATCGCTTTCACTTGTTGATCGAAAAATATCTTGGAAATGAGGAGATTGACAACTCCAAATTTTCAATGAACGAGTGGGATTTGTTCTATCAATTGCAACCAGAACTGGACAAAATCACCAAGGTTCATGCACTCGAAGTGCCGCTGTTCTCTACAACCGTCGGCTTAGCGGGTAGAGTGGACTGTGTTGCGGAGCATGACGGAAAACTATGTGTGATCGACTTTAAGGGTAGCAACCGTCAGAAGCGATCTGAGGACATTGAGAACTACTTCCTGCAAGCAACTGCTTATTCTCTTATGTGGCAGGAGATGACGAATCGTCCTGCTGATGCGTTTAAGATTTTGATCTCATGTGAGGATGGTGCTGTTCAGGTGTTTGAAGACAAGCCAATAAAATATGTAAAAAAATTGCGGAAAGCGATTAATCGCTATTATGAATACATGGGAGAAACAAAGGAATTAATAAATACAGTGTCATGAATTATAAAAACGTAAACAGAAGAAATACCAGAGAGTGGAGCATGGCAAATGAAAACTCCAGATCACAAGCGTTTAGAGATGCGTTTGTGGAAAAATATGGAGGCACATTTGTATTCAGAGGACAAAGAGCAGGATGGATTTGGTCTGAGCAAATGTCAACGGACAACATTTTTGAGTTTAAAAAACCATCGAAAACAAAATGGATTTTTACTCATCCAGACGGCGAAGAAGAATTAGTTGAAAATCTTTCAAAGTTTTGTAGGAAACATAGCCTAAATAAGGCAGCAATGTATGAAGTTTACCACGGTAAGCGGAATCATCATAAGAATTTTAAGTTGAAAAAACAAGGAGACTGACCATGGAATTCTTAACCACCACATACGGATTAGTTACTCACTCAGTGATCGTTTTTGTTGCGGGTGCTTTGATTGGTAAACCGATGTGGGAATGGGTTAGAACACATTTTCCGTGGAATAAGTCTTAACAACACCCACTAAAAAAAGCACCGCTGGCATCCTATTACACACAGAGGAGAGGTGATCCAAGCGTGCAAATTTGGTGGGGCCAAACGGTGCTTTTCAAGGGGCTTGTTGCCCCTTGTTTTTTTTATAAATAGTCCGGAGGTATATTTATATGTTCGGATTGTCTGAAGATTTTGAGTATTTGGAGGGCACATGGGTGGATGTGGACGAACTTAAAGAGTTCATTAATATGTATGCTCATGGAAACATAGAGGACTTATTCGAAGATAAAAAGTCTAAGAAGAAAAGAAAATACAACAAATCGACTGGTAGAAATTATAAAAAAGACTATGAACAATTTCAATCAAAACCTGAACAAATAAAAGACAGAGCATCAAGAAATGCTGCAAGAGCGGAAGAGGAAAAAAATGGCAACGTGAACAAGGGTGACGAAAATGATGTTCACCATATTGACGGGAACCCACAAAACAACAGCAGAAAAAATATTAAAATAGTTTCACGATCAAAAAACAGGGGTGACAAATGAATCTTGAATTCTGGAAAAAACTTCGAGAAGAATACAAAGACGATGATCTTGAGGGAACGGATGCCGCTCGCAAGAAACGTGCCAAACAAACCCCCGGCCAAGAAACGATGGAAGATTGTGGCTGCATGAATGAGGAAAAGAAGAAAAAAACCCCAAAACTTAACAAAATCACAAGAACTCCCGGCGGTCCAAAAAAGTTTAAAGTTCATGTAAGAGATCCCAGCACAGGTAATATTAAAACTGTTCGATTCGGTGATCCCAACATGGAAATTAAGCGTGACGATCCGGAGAGAAGAAAAAACTTTCGTGCCCGTCACAATTGCGACAACCCCGGTCCCAAAACCAAAGCACGATATTGGTCCTGTAAACAATGGAGAGGTGGATCAAAAGTCGAGGACGACTTTAAACCAATGGGAGAACTCATTCGTGAGAGTTTGAAGGATTGGTTCGGCAAAGGTGGAAAAGGTGGCAAGAGTGAAGGTGGATGGGATCGCTACAACACCAAGGGTGAAAAAATAGGTAAGTGTGGGGATGCTGAAAAAGGTGAAGGATACCCAGCGTGTCTTTCCGCTGAGAAAGCAGCAAAACTCGGCAAAGAGGGTAGGGCTAAATTTGTAAAAAGAAAAAGAGCAGCACAACGAGAAGCCGGGGATCCCAAAAAAGGTAGCGGGGAAGCGGGAGAAACAAAAACGTCAAAGAAACCAACAAATGTTGAAACAGGAACAAGGAAGAAAACAATGGAATCAAGAGAATCTTTTGGTCGGAGAATGATACGAGAAGCAAGGGAAAAGGGTTATCTTGAAGAGAAAAAGAAACCCATTCCTACAGATCCCGCTCTTTATGCGAGGGTCAAAGCCGAAACTAAACGAAAGTTTAAGGTTTATCCATCAGCGTATGCAAATGCCTATTTGGTTAAAACATACAAGAAGCGTGGTGGTGGTTACAGAATGGGAAAGGGTGATTAAATGAAAACCTATGAAGATTTTGTCAACACTTTGATGGAGAACGCAAATATCTCTAGAGAAGAGTCAAATATATTGGCACACCAAGCACTTCGATACATAGAAGAGGGAAAGAAAAAGAAGAAAAAGAAAAATCCAGATGAAATGGGAGCGGCTCCTAAAACTGGACACGAAATGAAAGACAAAGATTTAGGATTTGAAGATCCATTAAAAGGATATCCTGAACAAGAAAGAATTTATTAAAGGAAGTAATATGAAACACTTTAAGGAATTGGTTAATGAGTTACAGGAATCTGAGTATTTCCCAGGTCACTACCAACACGCTCGTGTTGCCGGTGCGGGAGGAAGATCAGCACATGATGATCTCGGATCATATCGAATTGAATTAGACGAAATCGTTGGAAGGATTAATGCCTTCATCCGTGAATACACGGACAGGGAGTTCATTGATCCAACATCGCTTCGTAATCAATTAAAAGTAAGATTAAACCATGTTGGTCTTGACTTTGAGTGTGACTCAAAGAAAAGATTGGGTGAGGGTAACTTTGTCTTCCCTGTTTCAAGATTTGGTGGATCGTTTGGAACGACACCCGAACACGATCTTCTCAAAAATGGATTCAAGAAAAGTGACATGATTGAAGAATTTGCAGGAACTAAAATGGTCCTCGAATTTAAAATCACACGAAATGAAAGTTCAATGTATGTTGTTGATGCTAGGCTGAGACCTGGAGAAGCAACGGGGGAGTGATATGTTAATTACAAATCCTCTCACCGAGGGAACTTTTCTTTCTTTTGCTATGAAAATTTATGACAACCCTAATTGCACGGGGCTTGAAGAGTTTGACGAGGATTTGAAAAGAATAAAATATGTCAAAAGATTACTGAACAAATACATTGAAAAAGATGAATTGAAATCAAGACTTATAGTAAATCACACAATAATAATGGGAAACGTTTTTAGTCCTACAGGAGCGGCAAGACTTTTATTTTACAAGTTAGACGAAAATTTAATGTCACCCTTAAAGTCTGTTTTGTTTTTTCTAAATGTTTGTCCATCTCACATACCGGAAGTTAATCTTTCAAAAATACCAGTTGATCCAAAAATTTTAAAAATACTAAAGGAAGAACTATGAGAGTTGGAAGAAGTGCAAGCCGAGCAGATTTAAGTAAAATTATACCGTCATTCACGGTTTATAAATTTTTACAGGCTTTGTCCCAACCATTTACAAAGTTCGACGCTTACAAATTAGGAATAATTGATGCTCAGGGTAATTTTCTAAAGAGATCAAAAGAACTAAAAAAACAAAAAGAAAAGAGAGCAGCGTCCATGTTCTTCAGAATTATCATTAATTTAAAAAAATTGTTGATGATGATTCCAAATCCCAGCATAAAACAAAGATTAAAAACCCTACCAACTGCGATGTTCTTAATTAAAGAGGAGGTCGAAAAGGTTGGAGGAAATGGTGATGACATTGAGCGTGCATTTTACGAATATGTTCAAGAGATAAATCCAGAAATGTATGAGATGATGACATCCACGGGGGGTGGGGTGGCCGGTATGCACCAGAGTGTCGAGCCGGACGTTCCTGCCTTTTTAGATAGCGGAAGAGAAGCCGATAGGCTGGCAGTTCCTCCTAGAAAGAAAAGAAAGAAAAGAAAAATAAGGAGAAGATAATGGAGTTTTTATCACCCGACTTTTTATCATTACTTACGGGATCAGCAACTGGTTTCTTATTCAAAGCAATGGCTGAGCGTCGTGCCCAAGATCAAGAGCGATTCAAGATGGCAATGGGAGTCGCAGAAAAAGAAAACGAACATGCTAACGAAGCAGTCAGCCGTGTCTCAATCGACGCAGGTAAACTGGTTCGTCGGTTCATCGTGTTGTGCATCATGTTTGGCACAATCATCGCACCATTCATCATCGCTTACAGCGATGGTGTTACCACCGTTGTGGAACACGAGTCCACTCACTACAAGCCTTGGGACTTGCTCGGTTTGTTCGGTGAAGAGAAAGTAAGAACTTACACTCCGGTCGAGGGATATCTATACACTGAAGAGAACAGGCAGATTCTCGTCACCATTGTAGGATTCTACTTCGGAACCGCAGTCAGAGGAAAGTAAAACTAAATGCAACCACCCAATAGAAAGTCGTGCTATAACTTTAGGGTTACTGAAATCGTCAAAGTCCTTGACGGTGACACCATTGACGTTATAATTGATCTCGGATTTGATCTTTACAAGAAGGAGCGTGTTCGTATCGCAGGTGTTGACACACCCGAAAAGAGAACACGGGATCTTGAAGAGAAAGCACTCGGAGAGGATGCCACCAACTGGTTGAAAGAACAACTCGACGGTGCAATCTCTGGTGAAGATGATTTGGTGATTCGCACCGAACTGGTCGGTGGGATGGGTAAGTATGGTAGGCTCCTTGGTTGGCTTTACATCGGTGACGAAACCGAATCAATCAACGAGCGAATGATTCAACAGGGATATGCTTGGGAATACGATGGTGGAACCAAGAAGAAAGATTTCCAAGAACTTAGAGAAATAAGAGGTATTGCATGAGCGAAAATAACGAAAGCGTTGTCTTGAAAAGAATTTGTATCTTTTTCATCGGTTTGGTAATCGGTTTGGTTGCTGGACATAAGCATGGTGAGAATGAAATGAAAGAGCGTTTCCACGACAGAATAATGAAGAAAGCAGATAAGCCTGTGCTTCTTGAAAAAAGAAAGAAGCGACAAAAACTTCGTGAGCAAAAAGAGAAAACGGAAACACCAAGAGTGAGAGTGCCACGGTGAGATATCTTTTAGTTCTGTTGTTGGTGGGATGTGCGAGCGTCAAAAGTGTCAAGCAACCATTTGTTGACATCGGTATCGACGGACAGCCGCAAATCATTCACACTTTAGACTCGGCATCTGAGCCAATTAATAATACAAATGTAATTTTTGGTGCTGGTGATGCTTTGGGATTGCAAACATATGAGGAGATCGAACCCTCAAAAAAAGTTATGGACCCGTGGTTATATTTGGATGGATTGCTACTCTATTAACTGCGGGTTATCTTGTTTGGTGTGAATTCTTTAAAAGACGGTCATAGACCGTCTTTTTTTCTCATCATATGAAAAGTCTTACAGATGTAGTAAGCATCAACGATATCGGAGATTGGATTTGCCACCTTGTTTCCGACTGGATTGATATTAAAGAATCCATATAGTGATTGACCTGTTTCTTCTTTAAATGCCGCATACATGTCAACCTTGTTTGCGTTACCTCTACCAGTAGCGATCTTTTTCGGTTTGCTAGGTGGAAGAATGGTGTAAGGTATGCGAGACTCCCAGAGTTTGTATTTTAAAATTCCAGTGTTCTCTGCGATGTGAAATACTCTACCTTTTGCGTTGTAGGCATAACCCTCGATTGCCACATCCTCACACCCAATCACTTTATCAACAGCCCACTCAGAGATGCTCTGATACCGTTGGCACTCCTCGTCAAAGCCACTGTTAAAAGTCCCATGAATGTTTATGTCAACCGTCTTTGCGTGCTTGCGAACATCACTCAAGAAGTAAAACAAACACTTGTCATAAGTGAACCTATCAGTTTGTTCACCAGTGAAAACACAGATCGCAGGACATGTTAAAGAATAGTCAATACCAGCAATAGCCATAATACCTCCACATGGTATTTATGTAAAAAACCCCCAGCCAAAGCCGGGGGTTTTTTTCTGATGGCAATAGGTATCAGAACGAGAAGCGAAGTCCGAAGCGAACTCCTTCGTCACGGTCATCATATTCAGCAATAGCCGCAACACCATCTCTAAACTCACACTTACCACCAACGGCAAAGGTGGTTTCATCAAGATGATCGTATTCAACACGACCATACCCAGAGTAAGTATCTTCGATGGTAAAGACAACACCCTGTGCAACAGCAGTCCAGTCACCGTTGTCATCAGTGTAAGAGATGAAACCCTTTTCATCAGAGATGTCAAGAGTCCAAACATCAAGTTCTTCACCGATGAAACCGAAACCCAAGGCTCCGAGTTCAACACGACCAGAAACGGTTGAGGAATCACCATCGAACACATCGTCACCGACGACATCAATAGCGAAAGAAGCATCACCGGCTTCTCCACCAAACGAGACACCCTCGACGAAAGCATCGTAGCGGTCAAACACGGTGGAGTTTGTCAATCCATAGGTGTAACCAAAGGTCGATGTTGCCAGTTCGGCACTAAAGTTTCTTTGGAAACGACCAACGGTGACATCAAGTCCACCAAAGTCTGCACCGACGTATGCTTGGAAAAGTCCAACATCGTCGAGGTTATCAACGGTTTCAAAAGCGAAACCGTAAACAGCACCTTCAGACTCACCGAAAGCACCAAAGATCAGTCGAGTGTCGAGGGTTTCGACATCATCGACAACGGAAACGGCAGTCTGTCCCACACCGTGGAACTCGACATCACCGAATCCAGAGAGGGCAGAAAGCCCGATTGATAAAGCAATTGAATTCATATTAGCCTCCAACTCCAGTTACGAGATCAAATACTTTTTCCACAGCATCGACAAACCAAACCACACCGTCCCAAGCGAAGGGAAGAAGTGCAAAGGTAACGAGCATGGAACGGCAGATACCGAACCGACCAAGAAACTTGGTCACGCAGTCGTGTCCACACGATGTGGAGCAACTCTCATTAGGGGTTTTTGTAGCCATATAATTCTCCTTATGTTGGCTCAAGAGGTCAGATCGACGACCTCACATGAATCACCTGAACAAGCAAATGTTTGAGTCCCAGATGTATTGTCTGTTTCCTCATAACTTGCAAGTTCAGACCAGTCAACTCCGACTGGCATCTCACTTAATAGGTTTATGTAGGTTTCCTCATCACATTCTTGATAAGGAGCCTGACGATAACTATGATCGGAATGTGGGAGGAAAGAAATACCCGACACTTGGTCGAAATATTTCCAAACCCACGATCCAACCTCCATCCACTCGTCCTCCTTGACGGTGATGGTGACAGATGGTTTATGCTCACACCAGTAGTTTTGGTATGTTCTCCACATTTCAAGTTGCTCCAGTGCGGTCATGTCAGAACGACATGTAGCATTTTCTGGGGATTTAATGGGGAATGAGAAAACCATCGTATGATCCGGTTTCATAACACACGGTTCAGCAGGGAATCCCTTGTCAATCATAAATTTGCACAGGGGATCCTTGATGTCCGCTCTGACCGTCCGGATGTAATATGGGCTATGTCTCGCATGAATACCTGAAGCAGCGTCAACGAGTTGTGAGACCGTGCCTGAGGGTTTCACGCAAGTCACCGAAACGGACTGGTTGATACCAATCTTTTCAGCGAATTGTTTGTTAACATTGACAGACTCAACTCGAAGATCCGTGAGCAATTCAGCGAGTCCCAGAACCTCTCCATTCGTTAACGGACAATCCATGATTCCCGTCAGAGACACACCGAGCAATCTTTCCTCTTCACAGTTCTTCTTCCACACGGAGGAGAGATACTTGAAGTTTGTCAATGTAGATTGCCAAGTTCCCAAGATTGTTGCGAGACGGACCTTTCGCATGAGGGACTCTTTGTCATCGTCAACCCGAATGACAACCTCCGAAAGATTGCAGAATTCTTTGTCTCGTAAGATAATTTCGGAACACGGATTTGTTCCGAATTCATAATTTGAGTTACGACCAACATGATCGTCACCACGAAGTTCTTGAACAGATGCAACTTGATCCACCGCTGCCTTTCTATTGAACATACCCCGCTCACCGGACTTGCTCTTGTAGAGCGAAACCCATTCATCCATGAAAGTGCCAATCTCGGGACGTTCTTTGTATGCGACTGAGTTGTTTGCTAACGCTCTCTGAGGATTGGCATCCCACCACTGTCCGGTCTTTGCATCACGCATTCTTTCATCCGTGAGAGAAGAGAGAGAAATCAGGGCAGAGCGACGAACCCCACCAACAACTACAATTTCAGCAATTTTACAGACGATATCGTGGACTTCGATTGAATTAAGTTTGCGACCTGCGGCTTTACTGAAAGAATCCACCGTGAATCGGAATAAGTCCTCAAGGGGTTCTGGTCCAGACGCTCGACCGCCGAATGTCTTAAGTCTTGCTCCAGCAGGTCTAACTTTTGACAAGTCCCATTTTGGAACTTGACCGTTAACGAGTAGCGAGACGAGTTCACGATATGCTTTTGCCCAACCAAGTTTGCTGTCTTGGACAACAATTGTAGTGTGACTTTCGCTAAATTCTTCAGCGAGAGTGGGTAACTTGTTGACAAAATCTCTTTCAACACTGAATCCGACTCCTGTTCCACACATAAGAACATACAAAATCTCATCAAACGATTTAAGATTGTTCATTGCAACGAATGAACAATTGTATCCAGCGACATTCTCTCGTTCCAAAGCGGTGCCTGCGGTCATCAATGCACGCATAGATGGCATCACCTCAAGGTTAAGAACCGCTGATCTAA